CGTTCTTTGTTTGAGAGGCGTTCTTGTAATCTTGCCTGACTCTACAAACTCACAAGCCTCTTGCGAGTCTGCATCCAATACAACAAAGGTGATACCTGTTACAACTGCCCAATTACATTTGGGGAACTGTTTGTACCAATTGCCTATGTCTTTTTTGCTTGGCTGATTGATTATGTAGTCAGACCATTTGACTCTTGGAGTCTTTGACCATCTTTTGATAAGGACATCTTCTTCTTCGTTGGGATGCCTTGCTTTGAAATAATCTGGTATTACATCGTCCCTTGAACCACAGGGTATAAGATGAAAGTTGTTTTCATAATATGAAACCAACATATCTTTGCGCAACTTATCATCGATCTCGTCTCCAACAAGATTGAATTGTAAATCGAGAGACATATTACGCCTCTACGCTTCCGTATATGCTTTCCCAATCGAGAGCATGCCCGGTTAACTTGATAAGTTTCTTTGCTTGGTTGACAGAAGGCTGTCTGTTGCCGTATCTCCAGGATCTTATTGTATCCACTGATACGCCTAGATCTTTGGCTAACGGTTCTTCGCCTCTCTTTTCTATGTAGTCTTTTAGTTTCATGTCTCTCCTATTCTTAATGTGGCGACACGCCCCTTGTTTCCGGGTGATGTTGAAACTTGCTATGAAAATCGGTCATTGATTCAATGGAACATAGCAACGTAAGGAACGTGTCTAATTGGAATAATAAATCCTTATTTACTAAATGTAAAGTATTAACTTGACAATAAATTTTTATGTAACTAATATAGAGTTATTAAAAGTTTGGAGACTGATAATGAAAAAGAAAAACATAAGTGAACTCTGCCTTGCAGATTTGTTAAAAGAAAAGAAAAAGAATTTAACAATGCAAGCTCAACTAAAAGATGCTAGTGCAGAGCTAGACAACGAAATTGCTTCTCGTCCTGAGATACAGAAGCATATCAAGAAACTTTCTAATACAGGTGGATCTACTAGAGTCCCTCTAGAAAATATCATACCCCTAGATATTAGGTTGCAATACAAGATCACTAGATCCTGGGACCAAGAGTTCTTATGCAAAGTAAAGAAAGACATACCCAAGAATCTATTCCCATTCAAAACACAGTTCGTTGAAGACAAAGCCATGTCTAAAAAGATTGAGGAAGAGAATCAAGATGTATTTGAAAAGATACAAGAGGGTTTGCAAACCAAGATTAATGAAAGGCCATACATATCTTTCATAGATCCATTGAAGGGAGGTAAGAAATGAGTTTATTAAATTCAGTAGAGACAGGAATCAAAGTGCCTACACTAAAGATTAATGTGTCTGGGACAAACGGTATTGGTAAAAGCACTTTTGCCTCACAAGCCCCTAGACCAATATTTATTAAGACAGAAGATGGAACAAACTTTATTGACGTACCATCTTTTCCTTTGTGTCAAACATACGATGAAGTATTGCAACAAGTTAATACATTGTTGCATGAGGAACACAATTACAAAACTCTAGTCTTCGATACAACTGATTGGGCTGAGAAACTGATACATCAGAAGGTGTGTCAAAATCATTCAGTCAAATCAATCGAGGCTTTGGGTTTCGGTAAAGGATACACAGAAGCATCTGAACTATACCGTACATTGCTACATATGTTCGATGACCTAGGAGCGAAAAGAAAGATGAACATTATCTTGTTATCGCATGTATCCATAAGAACTTTTAACGATCCTGAGAGAGAACCTTATGATCGTTGGGAATTGAATCTACACAAGAAAGTATCTGCAATGATAAAAGAATGGGTAGATTTTAATCTGTTTGCAAACTACGAAGTTACAACTCGTACAAGTGGACAGGGCTTTAAGGAAACAACGAGAGGTGTGTCTTACGGCAAACGTAAGTTGTTTCACAAGTATGCAGCTTCGTTTGACGCTAAATCTAGAGTTGATCTGGGGAGTGCCCCTTTAGAACTAGAGTGGAGTGCTTTCATGACTGCTTTAAAAGAATCTTTAAAATCTAAAACAGGAGTAAAAAAATGAGTGATTTTGAAATTAATTTAACTGATGTTGAAGAACTTGATGCAAGTTCTATTGGTCCCATGCCGGCAGGTGACTATGAAATGGTTGCACAGACTTGGGAATCTAAAAAGAGTAAGGCTAATAATCATAAGATGATCAATATAACTTTTGAAGTTATCGGTCCTCAATATTCTGGCAGAAAAGTTTGGGAAAATTTTATGCTAGAAGGTAATGGCCTTAATGTTTCTAAAGGCAAGATACGTAATTGGAGAAAAGCTATGGGCTTTGATCCTGATGTTGAGAACTTTAATCTTGAAGCTCTTGAGTCAATGATGAACGTGCCTTTTGATGCAACTCTTAAAGTAGAGATTGGTGGAGACAAGGGCGATGGTACTAAATGGGATGACAAAAATGTTATCGCTAAGTTTATTGCAAAAAATGGGGATACTCCACCGCCTCAACAATCAGCACCTGCCCCGGAAACACCTGTCGAAACTGTCGCATCTACTGATGACGATGATGACGATGGGTTTGATTGGGACAAGTAAAAGAATTTCATCGCAGAGTTCTGTATACAGGTCGGAGAGAGAGGGACTTTGTGATGAAATACCGAGTAGTAGCTAATGCTCTCAATGACCTGAGTAATACTTTAGCTACTGCTCGCCTTATAAGTTATAGTTTAATACATGGAAAATCAATTTGACAAAGAAACTTTAGACCAAATTATGTTGGATCTAAATAAAAATATACAGAAGTGGGAATCACTTGATCTGGATATACAAACCATGATCGTGGTCTTATTACAATTTGCCCTTGAGTTAGTGTTCAAACATTCACTCAGCACACAAGATGCCTTAAGTGCTATATCCGGGATGTTACTTACAAAGCTAGAAAGCGGTGAGATAGATCCAGACATTATAGAAAGAATGTTTGATTTCTACGAAGTGCAGAATGGATCTATTCACTAATGAATCCATACAAGATAGAAGGTCCCGCCCTAATTAGTTTTAGCGGTGGTAGAACTTCTGGATATATGCTCAAACAAATTATAGATGCTCATAGCGGAACACTACCTAAAGACTGTTATGTGGTATTTGCCAATACAGGTAAGGAAATGCCAGAGACTTTAGATTTTATAAATAATTGTGCTGTTAATTGGAATGTAAAAATTAGGTGGGTTGAATTAGATATACATGAAGAAAGGCCAATTTATAGAACCAAAGAAGTTTCTTACGAAACTGCAAGCAGAAACGGTGAACCATTTGCACAATTGAATAAAAGAAAAAAAATGTTACCCAATCCTTATTTAAGAATTTGCACACAAGAATTAAAGATGAATGTGTTTAAAAGATTTATGCAAAACGAAGGATATAAAGAATGGAATAATATTGTTGGTCTTCGACATGACGAACCAAATAGAGTTGCAAAACAAAAAGCACAAAACGAAACAGGCAAAAATAAATGGGAAAGTTATTCCCCTTTATACGAAGATAAAAAAACATTAAAGGATGTTTCAAATTTTTGGAATAGCAACACGTTTGATTTAAAACTACCCAGTCATGATGGCAAAACTTTAGCTGGTAATTGCGACCTTTGTTTTTTAAAAGGAACTAGAACGTTAACAAAATTAGTAAAAGAAAGACCAGACTTAACAGAGTGGTGGATTAATGAAGAAAAAAAAATGAAAAACACATTTAAAAATAAAATTTCTTATATAGACATATTAGATCTTTCAAATAAAAAACAAGCTCAAATAGATTTTCTTGATGATGATAGTAGAAGTTGTTTTTGTCACGATTAAATGAAATTAAGATACTATCAAAGGGATGCAATCAACTCCCTACACCATTGGTTTGAAACTAAACCAGCCAACGAACACGCTTTAATATCACTGCCAACGGCAGCCGGTAAAACAATTATCTTTTCTCACTTCATCAAAGAAGTGTTGGCTAAAGATCCTGGAGCTAGGTTTGTTGTTCTTGCACACAGAAAAGAGCTAGTAGACCAAGCAGAGAAGAAACTTAAGTCTGTATGGCCTGATGCCCCGGTGGGAGTGTTAGCAGCTGGAATGAAACGTTTTGAGCATGATGCACAGATACTGATAGCTAGTAGAGATACATTGGCTTCACCTAAAAGACTAGCCAAGGTTGGCAAGTTTGACTACATGATTATAGATGAGGCACACAACGTACCGCCTACATCACACACCAGGTATCAAAAGATTATTACTGAGTTATCTGATCGTGGAGACATGAAAGTTATGGGTTGCACCGCAACACCATACAGAATGGGTCAAGGATACATATACGGCAAGCGTAAGGATCATTTCTTCAGAGGTCTAGCCTACAGTGTATCTATACCTGAACTGATCAGAGAGGGCTATTTATGTAGGCTCTCTGCCTATGCTGTGAACGACAAGGCTATTATTGATGCTGGATCTGTCAGCTTGAAGTTTAAGAATGGAGACTTCAGGGAGAAAGAACTAGAAGAAGTAGCTATGGTAGATGAAACCATAATAGAAGTTGTAAGTGATTGGATTGATAACGCTTACACTAAAGGTAGAACAGCAACAGTATTCTTTTGTGTATCAGTCTTACACGCTGAGAAGATGACACAGTATCTAAAGCAGTATGGTATCAGCTCTGCTGTTATCACCGGGGAGACACCCAACAAAGAACGTAGTCAGACGCTTGCTGATTTTGAGTCTGGCAAGATACATGCTCTTTGTAATGTCGGTGTGCTTACAGAAGGTTGGGATGCTCCTAGAACAGATTGCATAGCTTTACTTAGACCAACACAAAGCGTAGGACTATACGTTCAGATGTGCGGTAGAGGCATGAGGATTCACGAAGACAAGACGAACTGTTTGCTTCTAGACTATGGCGAGAACGTTGCTAGACATGGATGCTTGGATGAGGTTTCGCCCGGCGAGTCTGAAAACAGATACCGTCCCAAGATATGTGCTTCTTGCAACACAATCAACTCACCATCAGCTAAAGCATGTGCTGAATGTGGACAAGTCTTTGAGTCAAAACAAACTAAATCTCTGTGGACTAAGAAAGAAAGAGAGGTGGCTAAAAGAACTAAGGCAGAGAAACAAGCTGTGCTTTCAGATGAAAAAGCTAGATCAAAACCTGTATTTAAGCCTGTAAGAGATATATACGCACAAGTAACTAAGTCTAAGAACGGCAGTGAATACTGTCAGGTAATTTTTACAATTAATGATGAGTTCTTTCCTAAGAAGATGCCCCTTATGTTTGGACACCCCACCGCACACAACATGGCTGTGCGTAAATGGAAGAAGATTACTAACGAATGGGGATCTCCAAAGCAAGCATGGATGGCAGCCGAGTTGATAAACAATGGAGCATTTGATTCTATAGCTGAAATAGTTGTGCAAAAGCAAGGTCAGTATGAGAATGTTATTGGTATCAGAAACAAAAAGAATGAAAGAATAAAGCTATGACGATTGTTAATGATTTATTAGATCAAGTCGAACTAGATGAAGAAAGACAAAGAAGATTCTATCTAGGAATTAGTGGGATAGGTAACTCAAACAATCGCCTTGTATGGATGCGTTATCGTTGGCTAATGCCAGACGATTGGGAGCCTAGAGTTCTGCGTTTGTTAGATCTAGGTAATGTGGTAGAAGAAGATCTAATTAAGAAGCTCAGAAAGATACCTGGTGCGAAGATCTATGACGTAGATAAGAATGGTAAACAGTTCAAAACTAAAGCCTTTGGTGGCCACGTAAGAGGTCATATAGACGGTGTAGCAAAAGATCTACCGGGGCTAGAGTCAGACAAACCTCATCTACTAGAGTTCAAGACTGCTAATGAAAATCGTTTTAATAAACTAGAAAAGCTAGGTAGTTACTGCGATTGGTCAGAAGAATATGATGCTCAAATACATTTGTATATGGGTTTGTTCAAGCTAAGTCATTGCATAGTTATTGTTTACAACAAGAACAATTCAGCACTATACACAGAAGTTATAGACTTTGATCTTCAGAAGTTCAATATGTTTATGGAGAAAGCCAAAAGCATACTGTTAGCTAATACGCCACCAGAAAATAACATACCGGTAACTGACTACAGGATACGCAGTTACATGACACCAAGACAACAATCTGCATATCTAGGTAAGTCTTTGCCAGATAAGTTGCATTGTAGATCGTGTCGCTTTTCTAACCCTGACATTGAAAGCGGTAATTGGGTTTGCTCCAAAGATAACAGAATAATAAGTGAGAAGAGACAGTTGACCGGCTGTGTAAACCACAACTACATTCCAGAGCTTATACCGGCTACGCTCATAGAGAAAGACGAAGATATGGTTTTATATGACAAAGACGGCTTTAGATTTCTTAACGTTCCAGCTAATAAACATTCTGATGAGAATAGTTTTTATTCTAGTGAAGAACTAATCCAAGTTGTTAACTCCGGGTTCCCTATGGATGTATTAGAGAAAGCTGATTGGATTAAGAAATCTTTACAAGGAACGATAGTAAAGATTAAGCCTTGGGTTGAGACGGGAGTTCCGTTTTAGTTATCTCCAGCTCGCACCTTGGATTGTCTTTATCCACACCACCAAATATATATATCACCTGTTTGATCTGATTGAAGCTATCATCCTCCAGGATCTCAGCCTTAACCAAAGCATCACACGCAAACTTATCTATGATGGAACAAGGGTTACTTATATCTAGTCTTCTGTTGCTTCTAGCATAGTAGGTGTAGGTCAAAGTAACTGGCTCAGAGAAACTATCAAAGCCCTCTAGTCTGGGTACGAGTTCATCTGAGTAAAGCTTCTTAGCTGTAGACAACACCCGGTAATGAGCGTTGCGGTAGTTGTTAAGGTTAAGGATAAACTTCTTTTTCTTAGAGTAGTTTATCTCTAACGGTAAATCTATTTTCAAGCTTAAGGTGATCCTTTAAGTAATTTATTTATTTCTTCCTCTCTGAGAACGTTTGATGCTGTTCTAACAGGTGAGCTTGAAGATTCTACACCAGGTTTTATAAATTGTCCTTGTAAACCTTGTCTTAAATCTCTGCTAAGTGCTGACAACTGTGATCTTGGAACTGGTTGTCTGGCCTTTCCTTCAGTAGCTCTTCTTGCGAATTGCAACACCTCTGGATTTACATCCATTGGTTTAAATATTCCTCTCATAACCAAACTTCTGTCAGCAACTTTAGCAACTTTTAGTTGTCTTCTAATTTGCGTCTCAGTTAAACCAAGAGAACGTGCATCTTCAATTGCGTTGTAAAGATCTCTTAAAGATCTATATCTGTTTTCATTGGTATTAATATATCCTTGTACAAAAGTTTCTGCATCTTGTTCGCTGTTTGATCTGAGCAATCTGTTAAATTCGTTAGTTGTTTCTCTTATGGCTCTTTTAGATTCTGCTGCTCTATAATATAAAGATTTTTCTAGCTGTGGCTTTATAGCTTTAACACCTGTAAAAGCTTGTAACATTGTTTCTCCTACATCAATGGGTCTACCTTTTGGACTAATTAAATCATCTTCTCCTGTAACTAAAGAACCAGCAGCAGTAATAAAATCTTTTGGTACAAATTTAGTTCCTTCAGCGTCTGTTTGAATAGTAAAAGGAAGAGCAGTAGGGGCTATAGAATTAAATATATGTGCTTGTCCTTTTACAATTTTTTCACCTAATGGATCTGATTCGTTCCAAATAATTTTGCCGGTTTCTGTTTTTCCTACATAACCTTCAGCAACCGCAGCAGCTGAAAGACTTGGAGATAAAAATGGATCTGTTATTTCTGCAATTGAATCGAATGAAGAATCAAATGCTATTTTGCCTAGACTTGCTTCATCTTTAACTCCATTTTGATAAGCGTTTATTATTGCTTTTATGGGTCTTTGTAATGTGTCATAAGGGTTGGTATAACTATAATTTATAAAGCTTGTTATATTTCCATTTGCATCTGTTTCTATAGGAATTAACGTAGCTGTTTTTTCCCAAGGTGCAGCAAAAGATCTTTTGTAGGCATCTATTTGTTCTTGACTTGAACCTGTCAAGGCTGTTCCTGCCGCTACTAACCCAGCTGGAATTGCAGTTGTTGTTGCTAGTGCAGATGTTATTCTTCTCATACCTATTTTTTGCAATTCAGGATTACTACTTGCTAATTCTTTAATCGATCTTTCAATTGTGTTGCCTGTGTTTCTAAATATCTCAGCAGGAAAAGATGAGAAGTTACCAAATACAGGTATAAATTTTAATGTTTTAACTATCTCCGGGACTCTAGAATAAGTAGGTGTTACATCTAAAGCTATGTTAGCAGCTTCAGCTTTTACAAATTTATCTACAAACCCGGATGATTTTAAATCACCAACTTTAACTACTGCTCCAAGTTGATCATCTGCTTCTCTTTGAATAAGTTTTTGAATGTCAGGATCAGAAAAATTCTTTATCGCATTGACAGGAATTACAGCGTCATCTAATGAATTATCAATTGCACTTAAAAGTTTTGCTTGTTCACCATTCCAGTTTAATAACCTAGCAGCATTATCTGCACCTGTATAAAGTCTTTCTATTGGTTTTAAAACATTTTTTTGTACTCTATCTACAAGGCCGTTTGATTGTAGTTTTTTCATTAAAGCAACGTCTTCTGCTGCATAAGATGCTAAGTCAGTTATTTCTTCTAACTGCACTGATCTTCCAACTACAACATCATATTCTCTAGCTTCTTTAATTTGTTCTTGATATTTTGTTTTGTTTCTTGGGTCAAGAACTCCAGCAAATACTTCTTTAAAAGTTTTTATAAAATTAGCAGAAGGACCAAGGTTTCCATTCATTGCTGCAAATATTGGAGCACTGGTATTGTTTCTTATGTGAGCACTAATTGATAATAAAGTTTTGTTGTATTGCCCAACAGTTTTTAAACCTAATAATCCTTTGTAAGTGTTTCTTAAAATATCGGGAAGAAATCCTATGAAATCTTTTGATGCACCCTGAACAGCATCAACGAAAATTTTTGGAGCATAAGTATCTTTTAATGCACCAGACATATCATCAAACTTTGCATACTCAATTACTTCGCCAGTATTGGGGCTTTGTGCTTCAAGCGTTTCTCTTAATGATCCATCATCTTTAAGTGTATTTACATTTTGAGCTTCTAGTTCATCAGCAGTTCTTAAAAAAGGTGTTGTTCCTCTTTGAATTGCTAAATCATTAATTTCTTTAATGTCGTCAAAATATTTTATGTCTCCTATTAAAGTAGCAATTTTAGACATAGTAGCAGTCGTTGCAAAAGCTTCATCCATCAAAGCACTTTTCCATTCTGATCCTTCTTTGTAGTTTAAAGGAGTTATTTCTCCTAATGCCTCTCTAACTGCGGGCAAGTCTTTTAATGTTTTTCCTTTTAACAGTCCACTTTTTATATTGTTTACATACAGTTCAGGTGTCTCATAATTTTCTTTTAACTTAGCAGGGTCTCTTATATCATCAAAAATTTGTGTAGCTTTAGATCTTCCAGTTTTACCTTGTAAACCAAATATCTCTTGTATCTGATTAATAGCATTTTCATAAACATCTGGAGCTGGTTTAAAGTCAGGATCTAAAATCCCTCTGTAAAGAGTTGTTCCATACATACCATTGTTTAAAATTAGTGCTTCTTTAAAACCTGGCTCTAAAGTTAATCCAGGTATAGAAGTTTTATCTTCGACTAACTTAGATAACAATGCTTCGTTTTGTTGAAATAATCCTTTATTGCTTTCAAGTATAGTAGAAACATGATTACTTGAATCTATTCCTAGTTCTTCGTAATCTATTTTATTTCCACTACCTTCAAAACTTTTTATTTTCTTAAGTGCTTCAGCTTCTATCTGTTCCATTTTAGATCTTTTTGCTGTTCCAGATAAAGTTGGAAACTCTCTTTCAACTACAAACAAAGGTGCTCTGTATGATGTAATTGCTTTAACTAAATCTAAAGCATCTGTTTGATTTAATGCTCCTCCATTAGATACAGCCTCTTGTATTGTTTTTTGAATTTTATCCATAGACTCTCCAACTCCTAAAGTAAGTTGAGTAGCATATGTTTTTTGTGCTTGATGAGCATTGGATATGGCTTCGTTATTTTTTGCAGTTTGTTCATACTTACCACCGTATGTAAAGTTTCTTCTTAAAAAATCAAAAACATTTCTATCTGCTTTTTCTGCCGCTGCTATACCTCCAGTTTTATTATTTAAACCTTTAGCTAATGCGTTAAAGTATGGTGCTGCTAAATCTAATCCTCCCCCAGCTAACCCTACTGCACCTCCTACAACTTTGGGAGCACCATAAACAAACGTTGATGTTTCAGCAAATACTTGAAGTCTTTCTTTTAATCTTGCTAATGCTGCTTCTCTACCCTCAAGATTTTTAATTCTTTCTTCATCGCTTTCTTTATCAAATATTAAATCTGCAAAAGTATCAATATCGTCTGTAGCAACAGCAGCGTCAACTGCTCCTATAGCTGCTAACTGTCTTGCTTTGCTCAGTCCTGATAAAGCTTTAGTAACCGCAAATCCCGGAACACCAAATTGAAGTATAGTCTGCACTGTCTTACCAGCTGTTCCTTCAACTTCTGGTTTTACAGATTCAAAGAAATCATTAACACTATCAGTTACTTCTGTATTAAAAAGTAGATCTATTCCAGTAGTTGGTATAGTAGCAACACCTTGTACTGCTGAAACACCAGCAGCAGGAACTGCTCTAGCTATATCTCCAAGTGTAGATGATCCTGAAGCTCTAGATAATTTTTCTTTTCTATAATTTTCTTTTTGTCTTTCTATTTCTTTTGGATCATTACTGTCGATAAAAACATTAGTTCCATCTGGTAACGTTACTGTAGGCATTATTGTCTTTCAACGAATTTTAAAATAGAAGACAATCTTTCTGACGGCTCTCCAGTTGCAGATTCATATAGTTGATAAAGTTCTAATTTACTTAATGCTGTAGGATTTCCGCTCTCTGTAGATCCTTTTTTAAGAATTGGTTTTTTAGTAGCTCCGTCACCATAGAGTGCTTCTTTTATAGCCTCTTCAACAAAAGCCATATCGTTAGCAAGTTCTTCACCAGATAAAGGGCTAGTTGCTCTACCAAATCTAGTAAATGATTCAAGTAATTCTGGATTTGCTTGTAGTTCTTTTATTAATTTAAGCTGATCAGGTGTAGCATCTTCTTGTCTAATTCTTTCTGCTTCAACCCCTTGAACAAAGTCAGTAAAAGCATTTCGTGGAGCGAATCCTTCAGTCGTTCTTGTCATGGCAGTAAATCCTGCCATCATTTGTCTTGCAAACTCAGGATCTCTTTCTACTTTTTCCATGTAACTGCTAGGGAAAGATGCAAGATAGTCTATAAACGTAGGATCTGTTCTTCCTGCTGCTTGTGCTCTTTCTAAGCTAGTTTGTCTGATGATGTCTAGTAGTGCATCTGATTCTTCAATGTTAACTGGAGCTGCATTACCTGAATCATCATCGTTATTGTTGTTGTTTGTTTTATCATCACCAGTAAAATAATCATAAGCTCCATATCCAACAGCAGCTGGCACTCCATAAGCACCTACTGCTCCAACAATAGGTTTGGTTTTACCTTTAGCGGCTCTAGCTAAATCACTAGCTTTTCTAGCTGTTCCAGTAATTAATCCTGCATATGCACCAGGTACAAAATCTAAATAGCCTGGACCTTCAGGCTTATCTTTTGTTACGCCTGTTTCTTCTTTCTTTTTAGTTTCTTCTTTCTTTTTAGTTTCTTTTTTCTTTTTTCTTTTCTTTTTTATATCTGCTATTTTTTCAGTTCCTTTTTTTATTCCTTTTCTAATAAAAGAACCTACACTAAGTTTAGCTATACCACCATCAGCCATCATCATAGGATCTAGATTAGCTATGCCTCCATCTGCGTATCTTGTAATTTCTGGAGTAGAGATACCAGCTCCTTCAATCATATATCCGGGGGTACTTGTATATTCTTGTGAATCTCCAAATGATTCGGCAAGTGCCGCAAGAGCCGCTATTCCTTTTTCTTTTTTAGTTAGTTCTGTATCTTCTTCTTTCTTTTCTTTGTCTTCTTCTTCTTTTTTATTTACGTCTTCAAGATCCTTTTGTGCCTCATCTTGAGCATCATCTTCAAAACCAGCTATGGTTTTTAAATCACCTCTAAATTCTTCGTCTGCAGCTAGAGGACCAATAATTGCTGCGCTCGGACCACCGTATCTAAGTGTTTTACTTTCTAAAAAATTTTCTATTCCACCAGGTTTTATGTTTTCAGCTTTCATTCCCCTTTTTGCATTTCTAGCAATTTTTAAACCTTTAATACCTCTAGATGCAGCTATTCCAAGAGGACCAGCAAAAAGTAAAGGCAACATTGCATATTCAGATGGATCAGTGTAATCAAACACGTAATCTTTTATCATTTGTTTATCTATCAAAGGATCTCTATCTCTAACAGCAGCACCTAAACCAGGATCTATATTTTCTAAAAAGTTATACGTAGAAGAACCCTCTTCAAAGTTAGCATTATCTTGAAGTGCTTCAACATAAGGAGATATTTTTTCAGATGCTCCCTGTGGATCAGAAAAAATATCGTATAATTTTTTAGCTGTTAAACCCGATATGATACTCATTACAGCACCTTAGAATAATCTACAGCGTAGTAACCATCTTCGACTATCACTGCATCTGGTTTAACTTCCAATACTTCTTGAGCCAGTACGCCTTCTGTTGGCTCTACATCAACTCCTATTTCTTTAGCTTTGTCGTTCCAATCCCATGTGTACCAACCGATACCAGGATCTAGTTCACCAACCTTTTTAATGTTAGTTTTTAAATCAACATCTGATGAGAAAATAGAACCTATGGCTCCTAAAATCTGAGAGCCTGTGCTTGGCACTTGAGCTGTAGAACGTTGATAAGCACTTGTACCAGTTCCGCCAGATATGCCACCCATCGGTGATCCAGCTAGTAACTGTTGGCCTGTAAGTAATCTTTGTAATGGTTCGTTTGCTAGTTGTTGTGCTCCAGCGAACTGTCTTGATAGTGCTGCTTGTTGCGTAGCCTGACCTTGTTTGTGTGCCTAATTGGCTTTGTCCTTGTTGTCCTAGTCCAGCAATACCCTGACCAATCTGACCATACTGTTGTCCTAGACCAGCTTGTGCTGCACCTAGACCAGCTAACTGACCACCCAATGCTGCTTGTTGTGCACCTATGGCTGCTTGTTGTCCGCCTAATTCTGCTTGCATTGCACCTAGTCCAGCTTGTCTAGCTTGTTGTGATTCAAATGCTGATTGCGCAGATCCTAATGATTGACCAAAACCTCTGCTTCTAATTCCGCTAACAGCTTCTGCTGCTCCTCTGCCTACTTGTCTAGCTAATTCTTCTTGCGATATACGACCTCTAGATCCACCAAAAGCACCTTGAGATATTGCTCTATCTCTAAGGCCTATGTCTTCCATTGCTGCTTGTCTGTTAATATCTTCTAAAGTTTGTTGAACTACTTGGTCTTCGTAAGGATCCATAAACCTAGATGCAGAAGCTGGATCAAACATTCTGGCAGAACCCAAAGCAGTTTCTTCACCTCTACGCAAAGCACCTATGCCACCAGCTACAGTCTCTGCACCAGTACCTATCATTCTTCTAGCTTCAGGTATGAAGCCCATAGCTTGATCTACAGTTGCTTCTTCTTTACCAAACAATCCTCTAGCTTTATCTAAGCTTTCTTGAAAGTCTCCTAGTCCAGCTGTTGCTTGACGAGCTTGTATTTGTAAAGGTGTAAGACCTGCTGTTTGTTCTATGGGTATATCTCTAGGTTGAGATATTAATCCTGCATACTCTCCCGGAGATCCAAAGTAAGATGCTAGTAGTCTTCTAGAGTAGTCCTCCATGTATGGAGATACAAAAGAGTAACCAGTTTGAGGCGTGGTTATAACATCTGCTGGAGGTCCTACTTTTGTTTTGCTGCTAAATATTCCCATTATTTATACATCTTAGCCATCTCTTCGGCTTGTTTTTGAAAATCATACATTTGGCGAGCACCCATTAATCTTTGCTCGTATTCGTCTTCTGGGCTTGCACCAGCCATTATGCCCATTCCTCTGACTGCAGCAGCATTAAAAACAAATTCACCATCGCTTAACATAGCTGGTATTTTGTCTCCTCTTTCGCCACCAGGACCAGTAACTAATTCATCTCTTTCTGGAAAAGCTTCCCCACCTTCAGCCATGTATTTTCTTGAGGCTATTTCTTGCATGCGTTCCACATTTTCATCAAAGATAGCTTGTCTATCTTGAGTAAAACGAGGAAGTTCCATTTTGCGTGGCTTGCTTAATTTTTTAGCACCAACGGCACCAGCTTGTGCAGGCATGTATGGAGGAATTACAGGAGGTGCAGCAGCACCACTTTTAGCACTAGCAGTTGGTTTTCTTTTTCTTTTGTAAGTATCTGCATCTAGCAAACTTCTAGTAAAATCATCTACACGAGTTAATCCTCTAGCAAGTGAATTTATGCCTCTTCCTACCATTCCAGCCCCTCCAGCCCCTCCAGACATTCTATTTAATGCATTAATACCCATTTGAATGGGTGCTGTAGGGATTCCATAATATTTCATAGCAGCATCTTTTAATACTTTAGTTATAACATTTTTAGTAGTGTCAACAAAAGTACCATCCTTTGCATATAGCTGACTTTGTATACGTCTTGAACCTAAAGTATCTACATAGGTAGCTTCTTTAGGAGGTGCAACTAAAGGTGAAAAAGGTACACCTTTTGCTTCTGAATATATTTTTGATACTTCACTTGGATAAAATCTATAAGCAGCAGGGGTTTCATCTCTTGCATCAATTGATATATCTTGCCCTGGAGCTATGTTTCTATAAT